CCTTTGCTGGATCTTCTATTCCTGCAATTAAAGCAGACAAACTTTTCTTTGATTCAACTCTGTCAGGATTACTAGAAGTAATATCTCTTAAAGCTAATTGTTTTATAGAGTTATAAGACTGTTCTTGCAATTTATTATCAGCACGCAAGATAGCTCTAGTCTTAAGATCAGCATATTGCTGTGTTACCATCAAGTCTTCTGCCTGTTTTTGAACATATGCAATCTTTTGCTGATCCGTCATTGTGGTCTTAGCAAGTTGTGTATTAAGATCTCTTTGATTGTCTTCTTGTTTTTGATAAAACTTAGATCTTACTTCGTTATTAATGCCTATACGATCTTGTCCTTTAAATTGTGGAAGCCATGTAGGATTTCCGTCTTTGTCTTTTTGTTGCAGTTTTTTCCAAGCTTCAATTGGATTTACTGTAACAGCCTGATCAAGTTGTCCTTTGCCTATAATCATTGGGGCTTGTTGCACTCTTAAATCGTATTCTTTATTATCTATTATACCGCTGTCTTTAAGTTTATTTAAATAACCATTATACATTTCTGTAGCTACTGGTTCGGGATAAGTGTTAACAGCTTTAGTCATTGCATACTCAATGGCATTACCTGTGTCTGTTACATTTCTTTTATTGGCAGCAGTTCTGATATTAATGTCTGTTGCTGTTTTGGAATGTTCTAACATATTCCTTATTTGGTTCCTTACGTCGGGACCATATGAAGGATTAGCCATTAAGCCGTCTTGAAACTGTTTAAAGTTAGCTTTGTAGATACTAGACCATTCACTTGGGTTTGGATGCTTTAAAACCTCTTCTTGTTGTTTTTCGTTAAAATCAATAACAGCATTATTAGCTTCTGCTAAATGCTTGGTGTTTTGTATATCTTGTAGCTTGTTGCTTACTTGACTAAATAAAGAAGCTACGTCTTGTCCTGCGCCGGATACAAGCTGTCCTTGTGCTATTGCTTGTCTACGAAAAGCCGATTGGTCTATTTTAACCCCAGTGGCCTGCGTTTGTACTTCTGTTCCAGAAACAATATCTAAAGGCATAAATTATTAATATAGTCCGGGGCTATAGATTGATTGTTGCATGGTGCTTAAATTAGATATGCCAGACACATCTCCAGCTTGAGCCACACTAGGAGCTATAGATCCTGCACTGCCTAAGCTACCAAAGGCACCACCCATTCCTGCTGCAAATAGAGTTCCAGCTATTTTTGCACCGCCATCAAACAAAGCTTGTCTACCAGCAGCCCTATCTGCCTCAGCTTGAGCCATTCCTTCTGCCCGTGTAATAGCTGCCTGACTGTAAAGTTGTTGCTGCTTTTGTTGGCTATCAACGTATTGCTGTTGGATGCGTTGTTCCATTAAACCAGCATCTGTTATCTGTGCGTGTAAGGCTGATCCTGATGTAGCTAGTACGCCAGCATTGGCATACGTAGCAGCTTGCCGAGAAAGATAGATTTCGTTCTGAGCTCTTTCTGTCCTTACGTTTTCTAAAGTATTAAGATCAAGCTGTGTGGCCTGTGCCTTATCAACATTAGCGTTATGATCGGCTGTAGCCATCGCTACGTCACCAGCCTTCCTGTCAGCCTTATTTTGGCTTACAGCGCTAATGCCAGTGGCTACGGCTGATCCTGCCGCAAAGATGGCTGGTAAAAATGGTACTACAGGCATGGGTTACTCTTTCCGTAGGTAGTGTGTGCATCGCCCTGAAGGTCTTGATAGCCGCTTTTGGCCATGATACGGGCTTCACCACTATTGGGTTTAACAAATGAAAGGACACAAGGAGCACCATTCTTAAACGCTAGCTCTTCTAAATGGGTATATAAGGCTTTTACGGCCTTTACCAAATCCTTGCTAAGCTTACATACAGGATTGGTTGTTGTGAACTCTATAATTGAAATGCCACCTATTACGCAATAAAGGAAGCTAGCAGCTATAGGACCGTCTTCGTTTTCAGCTATAAAGCCTGTAGAAGGCAGGAACACTGCTGGAGGCATAACAGGGCTACCATGCACCTGCCACCATGATCTTATCATGGGATAGTCTAAATCGTTGTTGTAGGCTCTAATGGTCATGGAGTGGCTATCACATCGTACTTAATTATTAGGGCTATAACGGTCAACGGTAATGCGTCGCTACCTGTTACAATGATGGTTGGATCCGTATCTGGAGACAAATTGAGCTGCGGGGTAATACGTATATCCGTAGGGGTTGTTATGAGATTCTGTTGCGGCGTAGCAAATGGGTTAGCCGTTGTATTATAAGGTATAGGTACAGGTTGAGGTAGTCCAGCACCAGAATAGCTATTGGCTATCATTCCACCTAAAGAGTTATACACTCTAATCCATACATCGCTAATTTGCTTAATCAGACCTTGTGTATTGCCTTGGCGTTGATCGGCATCATACCTCATTGCTTGTAGCTCATAAGTGATTGGCAGTCCTACCTGTACGACGCTAGGGCCACCAGAAGGTACGCTAGGTATGGTAATGGTGCCGTAATCTTGCCCACCAGAAAGGCCTAAACCTACCTGTAATGGTCCAAAGGCATATCCATCTGATAGTCCTATCACCCATCTACCAGCTAAATGATCAAGTCCTGTTATTGTACCGGATCCCGGGTTGTTCACCGTTGTACCAGAATCAACATAGAAAGCATTAGCAACTATAGCTTGAGTACCTGTAGGTGCGTTAAAATAGGTTTGTTCCCAATTGGTAGGATTAAAGCGTTCTATGAATCTTTGGCCATAAGCATAAGGATCTACTTTCTGCCAATTAGTTGTATCCAAGTTTGGGGTAGTAGCCGATAGTACAGAGTAATTAGGGCTAGGAGATATACACAGATAATGGTCGCCGTTATAGCTAACAGTTGTGTTAAACGCATAAACATCTCTTTGGCTATAGTAACGTGTAGTAGACACCCATTGAGGGAATGAAGCATACCTGTTAGCAACTACCCACACCTCGTCATCTGAATTGCCTGTACCGTAAAGTGTAGCCACTGATTCAAATCCTATATCAGGATGAGCACTATCAGGGTTGTTTAAGTTTTGTCCTGTAATGTGTCTATGCCATCCAAAGATGTTTTGATCCATCTCGTACGTCATTCCGCATAGCTGACCCTGTTGTGTTATAGTCCATAATTCAGGCTGACCATGCCATTGCTGTTGATAGTCTAATTGTACTATTCCAGAATTAAATAGATGTCCCGAATAACTGGTTAAACTCTGGCTCATGTACTTCTCTGTATATACCGAGAACATCATCTGCCTAATTTGATTAGCCTGCCTTTGAGTGAATATTATACCGTCTCCCACTACTAGGGGATTAACGCCAAAGATAGAACCATACGTAGAATGTTCTACAGCCTGTATAGATGTTGGAGATATAGTACCACCTATGCTGCCACCTGTAGTTGCACCGCTACCTGAAATTACCCATTCAGCTCCAGCAAAGCCTGCTATTAAATTATTCTGTGCACATAACCAAACTATAGACCCACGACTAGGAGCATTAAGATCAAAAGCAAAAGCATCTGTAGCTAGGGTCTGATCGCCTAAAGCAAAGTTTTCGATGTCGTTGGTGACTGTACCCCATATTCGCTGAGGCTCATAGGCTGTTGAGGCGTATACAACCCTCTGTTGATAAGAGGCAACTGCTTGCGGGTATCCCCTATAATCCGACCAAGCACCTTCTGACCAGAACTCTGTGGTCGGACCGTTAGGAGTCCAGTTACCGGTGTTGAGCGGAGGCGCAAGGCCACCCGTGATTGAGAGCGTGCAGGTATAATTCGTGGTGCCATAAGAAACTGTATTTCCAGCTACATAATTAACTGTAACATCCCACGTAGTAGCTAACGGAGCATTGTCATAAAGCTCTTGTATCACTTGTGCAGAAGCGTGATAGGCATCTGTTACACCAGTAATTTGTACTAGTCCGTAAAGATAGGCATCTACACATTCAAATACTATTCGTGGAGCTGAAGCACCAGACGTTGTAGGGGGTATTGAAGATATGACGTTGATACGGTAGAGTCCTGTAACCTCTGCTACACCTGTAATATCTACGTTACGATCTCCCTTACCTGTAATAGTCCTCACTGCATCCCATGTTACGCCGCCATCAAGGGAACGCTCTATAGCAAATGTAGCGTACCATACGCCGTATGTATGCACTTCCCAGCTTCCTAAAGACTGTATATTATCTGAATAACCTGTAGCAAAAGCAGAAGTGGGAGAACTTGCATCCACTTCAATTGAAGCTGAATTTCTTAATGAAGCTATCTGCCAATAACTACCAACATGTTTAGCATCAAATATATTCACTGCTACCCAATAACCAATAGCTAAATCAGAAGCAAAACCACTAGATTGGTGACTAACTACGCAATTATAAATTACAGAACTAACTTCTACGGAATTACCAACAGTGTAATAATTACTTGTAACCCAAGCAGGAGCAGCAGCAGTGATATTTACTGTACCAATATTTGTATCACAACTTAATGTAGTATTGCTTGCGTTTTGGTCTAGTAATGCAGGCGTAAGGAATTGAACCTTATCGAATGTCCAATTGGTATCAGTAATACGTGTAAGCTTATAAACAGGAAAATCTGGGTGTGTAAAATACACTACGTCATTAATCTGACACACTTGTATCTGCCATATATCACTACTCCAGTTGTTACCACCAGCAGCGTATTCCGCGTTATAAGGGGTAGGTACTTCTAAAATGCTTTGTTGTATCCAACGTGGATAATCTGTTACTGGTGTGCCTGTACCGCTATTTCCGGCTACAGTGTTATAATAAAACTTTCCGTCATACGAAACAAATTGTCCTGCTGGATAATTAGTAGATGTAGCATATGCAGGAGCTGAACTGATGTTTACCTGTAAACCATTAGAATAGAAACGTATATACTTATGTCCTACCTCTAACATGAATGTCGTATTAGGATCATAGATAAACTTAATAAGCCTTACCGAATATTCCTGTGTAAGAGTATTACCTGTTTTAGCAGCACTTATATATTGTGTACCAGCACGACGTGTTAATGGTCCCTGTTTAAGAGGGATCATGTTTTGTATGTGCCGTCCTGCTGAACGATACTTCTCTTGGTCTATACGTGCATCTAGCCTAGGGCTAAACTCGCCAGACGAGAAGCTGACTTGGCTATCTATTGTTTTACCCATTTGAGAAATACCAACGTGAGGCTACAAATCTTGAGGAATTGATTGGATTGAATCTGTTTGGCATCTTCTCTCCAGCGTTCTTAGTTATAGCTTGTCCTAGTACCTGTTTGTAAATGGAGAGCATAGCTCCTTCTGTCTGTCCGCCGTCTTGGCGTAAAGCTGTAGCAACCATAGAAGCCAGCTTGTATGTTACGCAATCTACGAAAAGCGGATCCCAACGTGTCGTGTCCTGATTATTAGATACGTACTTAATAGAAGTCTGTTGAGTGTTTGTGTACACTAGCTGTCCCATAATCTCGTATTCATCGCTTCCTGCGTTACCGTACTCTGCGTCTTCTGATGTGTTAGCGTTTACTGTATCCAGTAGAATGAAATCGCTAGGGAGAGCAAAAGCATAAGGCCAACCAGACGGATAAGAAGCTGCATTGGTATAGCCGCCAAATGCGTTGTAGTCCGGATAGTCCGCTTGTACAAGAGCACCTGTAGTGAGGTCATTAGTAAAATTGCCCGAGGACGTGTATGCGTACTCAGTGGTATAAATAGCGTTACCATAAGATAGGTATACGTTTGCCGCGTAATAAGTATAAGGTGCCCATGGTATTGATACTGGTGTACCTCCTTGTGTTGGTAACGGGGTTTGCGGAACCTCCGTTAAAACAGCCGTAGTCATTAAACAGTTCCAGCGTGTTGCGCGAGCTACGGTCTCAAACGAGAGCTGGAAGTTATTGTTACAAGCTATCGCCGAGGCATTACTGAGGTCAGTTAATGACTGAATAGATTGAGCACCTATTTTTGATAGGGCTGAATTTGCAATATCTGTCGGTGATAAAGTTGAAAACATAGAAAGTAAAAAACCCCATAGCTACGTCGCCACAACGCAACTATGGGGCAGGTTTTAATTACGTCAAACCACTAACCCAATTAGTTGTTATCAACGATCTCGAAACGGAATACGCTGGTTGTGCCAGCGACAGGCGATCCGATAGTAGCAACTAGTGCTTGTAACCAGCAATCTTCAGACACGAAGTATGGAGCGTATAACGCTGTACCAGTTGCTGTAGATATGTTACCGCTTGCAGCAGCACAGTTGATAGCTGTCGAATAGCGTACTGAATTTGCGATCCAGTATGTTGTATCCGAGTGAGGAGCTGTCGTCTGTGAGCTAGTTGTAGCTTTGATACAGGTGTATGTTTGGTTCGCAGGACTTGAAGCTGCGTCCAATACAATCTGACCAACTGCGTAAACAGTACCAGAAACCCAAGTTGGAGCTTGGATAACAGTTAGTGAATTAGGTGCTGTTTGTGGATTTGGGATTGGCAGGTTAGTTGCCAAGCCTTGATCGTTATCACCGATAGCTAATGTTAATGTTGTCGCAGGAGCTGTTGTGCCACTGGAAACACGTCCGTTAGGATCGATCATTGCACCAGAAGGTATGATAGCAATGTTGATAAGGTCGTATTGAGCTTCGTTACCGGTCCATGTATATGTTGCGGTAATTTTGCTAGGACCTTCGAGAATAGGGTTGTTCTGAACACCCGGTTGTGGAGTCATCATTCCAAGACCAGATTGGCCCGGAAAGTTGACACCCTGAATTTGATTAGACGCTACGTCTGTATAATAGATAGCCATGTTAGTTGTCTCCTATGTTAAGGGTTAAACTGATTCGTCGCAATTGACTTGGACGACACCCTTTTCTTCTAAGCGAGTCGCATCCATCAAGAGCGCAGTGCGAACTTGGATAGCGTGTGATTGCATAGGGAGAATGTCGATGTGAGTACGTACATCTTCGCCGATGCCCATTAAGAGGAAGTCTTTTTGGTAAGCAACGCAGGTACGGATTGTTGATGAACCGGATTGGAAAGGAACCAATTGGGTACGTACGAAATGGAAGCCCATGAAGTCACGGATTGTTCCGTCACGTAATGCGCGCACATCGTTGTAAAGAACCGAGTTAACTTGATCAACATTTGTGATTAAGTTGTTCAATTCTTTTGCAGAGTATACGAATACACGGCCCTCTTCTTTAACGTCATTGCTGTCCATAATATAGGAAGCCTGAGTTAATTTAGCGAGCTGTAGACCTGAGTTTGCAGATCCTGATCCATAAGTAACACCAACAGTTTGAGTTGAAGGCAGCGTTGTAGCTGTTGTTCCTTGTGCACCTGTGTAGTTAGTACCTAATAGAGCATTGATTGCAATGATGTCCTTCTGTCTGTTAGCAGCGATAGCGTGTTGCTTAGCTGTTGGAGACTGTGGGTCAGGTAGCTGACCGAGAAGGATATGATCAAAGTAGTCAATCCATGTCGTCTTGTCATATGGACGAGGACGAACCCAACGGAAGAATGTTGGAATGTCTGAAGGTTCAGACTTTTGAGCACGAGCGGTAATCTGACGCATTGCGTAAGATTGATCGCCAATTTGATCGTAACGCTTTTGATTGCCGTTTACGTTGTCGGATGTGTACATCCCAGCAAGGCGGTGGTCGGCTTG